CCGATGATAACGGCCCCTCAACTCACACGTGTTAAGAGCCTTGGGGCCGGGGGGTTTTAATCCCATCGCATCATCGCCTCCTGAGTTACACATTGTGTAACACCTGTTGGGAATCGGTCAGAAATAACACGTGTAGGCAAAAGAAAAGCCCCGCATTGCTGCGGGGCCTGAGGTCCGTTGAGTATCACAGACCATGCTTCGCGATCAGCTTGTTCAGGTCCTTGCGAAACGCGATAACTTTCTGCGAACGTGTTTCAACATTCGCAATTCGCGTGAGGCAATTCAGAACTTGCGTCATTGCGTTGGGCCTTGCGGCCTCAGAGACTTGCACCATCGCGGCGACAGCTTTGTTAATCGTGCTGTGCTGGCCGAGTAACCTTGCGAGCTTTACGGCCTGATGCCACGTGAACGTCGGAGACTTCTTGCGAAACTTCTCAATCGCTTCCGGCAGTTCGCGGTATGCGCGTAGTATCTTGCGCACTTCGGACTTGCGAGCATTGATACTCGTCGGAGTCCAGCTACGAATCCGCGCTACATTGTCAGCAATGTAGGCCAAGTCCACAGTGGGAATCTCAGCGCCACGATATACAGACTTCGCAGAAGTTACACACTGTGTAATCACAGACCCGTTGTTCTCCACCGTGTCAAACACTTTCGCGATTGCGGCGGCTACCTTTCCCGCACCCTTACGTGGTTGCGGTTTCTCTTTATCAGCCATGATTGTTTCTCCTTTCAGTTGGCTAACTCTCATAGTACAGTTGCTAGGAATGACCGACGGGCCTGCGGGCCGAAGCGCACCCCACCCTACCGGGCCAAGGGGGGGTACCCACCCGTACCAGCGTTTAGGTACTTCACACATGCAGTTTGCAAAAATCGAATAGTGGGCTTTTTATGTGCTAGTATAGCTTGTAGGCTATATTCCCTCGGCAGAATATAACTTGTAGGCTATAATGCGCCTCCGGCCCCACAGCTCTTGGTTGTCGTGTGACAACCTTTAATTAGGGGCACGTTTCTAAAGGTTGTTACGAAACCTCGGACAAAAACACCGACACTTCTCGACATATGAAGGGGACACGTATGACACACTGGGTTCTTATGTACATGATCTTGACAACCGATGCTCACGGGCACGAAAGCCAGATGCCATACAAGCAGGCCGCGCCCTCTCATAAAGCGTGTCTCCAGATGAAGGCGGATTTGCGCTTCTTGGAGATTCCGGGCCGACGGGCCATCGGCCCCGCAGTCTGCGTCGAGCGCCTACGAGATACCCGAGGCCCATTGACTATGCTCATCTAAGGGCTATAATTGAGGGACATTCGACCCTCTACCGAGATCACCCATGTCTATCAAGCGAGATTCCGTAAACGAAGATTATGTCTTCGGCTCAAAATCCAGTCAGTCGCTTCAGGTCACGCGCTGGACAGGCAAACGAGTCGGGGTCGCAACCAGCGGCGCCGCAGAACTGATCGCCCTCCCCGCCGACACCGAGCTAATCGAGATTACGTCCACCGAAAACGTGTTCCTCGCGTTCGGCGACAATACAGTTGTCGCAACTGCCGTGATTGCCGATGACGCATCGCGCTTGTTTTTGGCAGGAGTGCAGATCATCCCCGTGCCGATAGACGTAGCGAGCGACCTGCCATTCGCGTTCATGTCGGTAATACAAGAATCCAGTCCGGGCGTTTTCCAAGCTGAGAAAGTTGACTAATGAGTTCGCTTTGGCCCCAAAGACGTAATCCGCTCGAAGATCGGATACTACGTCGGCGCAGACAGCCCGCGAGTAGCGCTCCGGGCTTCGGGCTTTGCAATCTCCTGATCGACGATACGAACCAAGACGTACTCCTGATCGACGACGCCGCGCCCGATGTTTTGCGAATCGACGGCGGTGCATTTGCCGAACAGCCAGTACTCCCCGTCACCGGCATGTCTGAACTGGTGTCACTGGGGACCCCGGAGAATGTTGGCGGGAATTTCAGATACGCTTGGGCCTTCAGGCCCGACGGTCTGCGCGCACACACATGGCGCACCAATCCCAGCGCCACCTTTAGCTTTAGGCAGTATGACGTGTCTCCCGCGTGGTCGCTTCAGAACGCCGACTGGTCAAGTTCAGGTACGCCGGTATTGATCGGCGGCAGTCTCGCCCGAGACTTTGTGTGGAACAACGACGGCACGAAGCTAATAACATCCCAGCGATGGTTCAGCTCTTTCTACCGCCTCATCTCCTACGACCAGTCAGCTACTCCTTATGATGCATCGATTCTCGGTGCAGCAACGGCATACACGAATGTCCCACCGGGTCTTTTCACTATACGTTTCAACGCCGACGGAACCGAACTTACCCTAGAGCATCAAGCGGGCCAAATGCAGACTCGCTCTTTGGCGGTAGCGTTCGATATTTCGACTATTGTGACGACCCCCATCGCAGTTTTTGACTCAAGAGTTGACGCGGGTTCTCGTAGCACCGCCTCTTTCGCTTTTTCATCTGACGGCACACTACTGTATAGCATGACGACTGCCGGTCTCCTTTGCCAGTGGACATTAAGTACACCCTACGATATTTCGACAGCTGGGAGTTTTGTGACCGGAATTACTGTACATGGTCCCGGTGGCACTACCAATATGGGCGTTCCGAGAGGTATGTTCGTTCGACCTGCTACCGGCCATATCTATTTACAGAAGGATCAGGGAAGTCCGCAACGAGTAAAAGTCTTTGGGTAATTGACCCTACCCCCTTATAATGTGAGAATGCTGAAATGGACCAGAGAATCCCCGAACTTGATCCGGTAGTCACAGCTGCCCAATCCGACAGATATATTGTCCGGCAGTCTGGTGACACGCGGGACAAATACGTCGAAACGTCAGTTCTCCAGCTCGCGCTGCAGATCACTGAGTCCCAAATTACCGACCTGCAGGCGTACCTGACGGCAGAAGTCAATGACCTCACCGCCGCTGTTACGTGGGACGATATTCCGGATACGAATGTCCCTGCCAGCGCTGTTACCCAGCATGTCGGTGCAATCGACCATGACTCGCTACTGAATTTCCTAGCGAGCGAGCATTTCACTCAGGCGGCAATTTCGATCACCGAATCACAGATTTCCGACCTACAGTCTTACGGTTTCGGCGACGTAACCAAAGTCAGCACCCCCGTCAATAACCAAGTCGGTGTTTGGACTGGCGACGGTACTCTTGAAGGCACAACCGCCCTAACTTTTGACGGCACAATCCTTTCTCTGGCGTCTGGACGTGTTCGAGTTTCGTTAGGAGCCGTAGCTACTCCATCAGTGGCAATCGGCGCTGTTGGTACTGGTTTCTACGGAGACGGTACAACCCACACGGGATGGGTAGAAGGCGGAACAGAATACTGGCGTTTTGATGACGCTTCATTCCAATCATTGGGTGTCGGCACAGGACTTGGGCAAGGGCCGTTACTATTTAATCGAGTTCCAACAGCAGTTTTACCGACGCTGTGTCCGGGTCGAGACGATCTCAGTACTGGTGTTGGCAGGTTTGCCATAGGTTCGCCCTCACTTATCGGTGGCGGCGTTGAGATGGCACGAGGCGTTGCCGCCGCTGCAGGTGGACTACTGGCTAACAACACACTGACTGGTGGGGGTCTCGAAAGAGTCCTGACAGCCTCCGATATTACTGGTGGTGTAGGCAATGTATTTAAGGTCGGTACTCCGGTAGACAACCAAATCGGTATATGGACTGGCGACGGTACTCTTGAGGGTACTACCGCATTCACACTCAATCCCGGTGTCTCTATTGATACGACTCTACGGTATCGAGCTGCGTTCGGCAGTTTGGGCGCACCAGTATTCTCATTCACAGGTGAGACTAATTCGGGTATGTATCGGCAAAGTGCGGGCGTCCTCGGATTCTCGATGCTTGGCTCTAATACTTGGTTTATGCGGACTACACATTTCCACGCTAACCTTGCGAATGGACCAGCGATGGTCGCGGAAGCGCCAAGTGCTACGAATGCAGTATTTGCCCAAGACTTCCAAGACTTAACTAGCGGTCTGGGTGGTATATCTGGCTTCCCCGCACTAATTGGTAGTGGCGTTACACTAGCTGAGACTATAGCGGCGGCATCCGGCGGACTGCGGGTCAACAACACACTAACCGGCGCTGGCCTCGAAAGAGTCCTAACGACCGCCGATATTGTTGTCCCTGACGAAGTATTCCCAGAGTTCCAGTTCTTCGCGGACCAACTTGAAAATCCCGTAAACGCGGACTGGACTGTTAACGCGCTTGCTCCGGCAGTAGCGGACAGTAACAATGCCGGACTGTCGGTAAGACTGTTTGACGACACGACTGAGGAAGGCGTCGGCTTCACCATCGAAGTCCCGGCAAATGCTACGAACATTGTCTTCGACTTCGTAGCACGTGCGGAGACTGCGCCCGGAATCGTAAACACCGTCGGCCTCGACATCTACAACAGAGGCATTCCGGACAATGCAGCTGTGCAAGCGTGGAGTTCAGCAACAGCGCTCGCGGACCTCGATATACCAACCAACGAGTTCTTCCAAGAAGATTCAGAGAGTGTCTCTCTCGCGACTCTTGGAGTGACTGCAGGTGAGACCACTCAGTTTGAGTTAGTGCGTACACTCCCCGGAGCAGGAACAGACCTGACGGGCGACTGGGACTTACTGTTGGTGAAAGTGAGTTTCACCTAATGGCAGTTCGTAACAATGATGTCGATGGCGCAAATATTGCGTTTACTAACCCATCGGATATTTTTACATCTACACCATTTTCAGCGATGGCATGGTGCAAACTTTATTCAGGTGGTTCTAACCCAACTAACCGGGCAATTATTTTGGTATGGGACAATCCCTCTGACAAGTCATGGGCGATAAGAACTGACACCACAGGATCGCTTGTGCTGCGCTGCACGGTATCCTTTGATGGGTCCGCGAATAACACTCTGGTAGGTTCGACAGTTCTTTCGCTTGACACATGGTTTCACGCCGGTATGGATTTTGATGGCACTGACCAGCATCTTTGGTTGAATGGAGTATTAGAAGCAACATTAAATGATCCCGGTACAGTTTTTAATTCGGGTGAAGGTTTTGGTATCGGTGGAACTGGCGACGGCGGTAATCAAATGGATGATGATATAGCCGATGCACGATATTACGACAGAATTTTATCAGCAGAAGAATGGTTGACCATTTTTACTGCGCGGGGCCACGACGGAATTGTTGACGGACTTTCAGCCCGACCGATTTTGGATGACTTTCCCCCCGGTACTTCACTGGTCCCAAGTAATGCGTCCGATCAGGGACCGAATCAAATTCCTTATTTCAGATCGTATGGCGCTCCGCGCCCAACCTATGTAGAAGGTCCCGGCCTAAGTTCCAGAAAGAGGGTATAGAAATGGCAGACGTAGTTAACAGACAGACTTGTGAGCATCGCCGGAGCGTTAATACGCCCGATTTCCCCGAAGCCGACTGGCTCATAAATCCTGACCTCTCTGACTTGCAGGATGTTCCGATTCGACATCGAAAAGTTGTAGGGAAAGAAGTTGTCGAGATGACTCAGGCAGAGAAAGACGTGGCTGATATACCACGGGCTGATCCTGTCAGAGAAGCAGTGAAAAACAAACTGATGAAGGTCCACCAGTTTTCAGAACAGGAAGCTAGCTACATCGTAAACTAAGTTTGATTAGTGGGCGTTTTATGATACGCTCTAAGTTCGCCTCCAGCCCGGAGGCCAAATTTGGAGTCAGGAAATGTCTAACGTACGTATCGAAGCAATCGGCGAAGTTGGCCTCAGAGTCGAGATTGTTCTCGGCGCAAACATCCGCGACACTCACGAAGTAAACGCAGGCGAAACCGTCGATCTCACAGTCGGTGGAAACCAGAAGCTCGTTATAGACGAGTCAGCCGTCGCTGCCCCCACCGCCAAAGCCTCAGATGCCGACCAAGATGTTCCTGTCGGCGTTGATGTTACCGATCAGGCTCCTGTAACCGGAGAAGGCGGCAAAACCCTCGCTAACCTCGGCGCAGCATTATTCGGCGGCGACAACAAAGACTTCGACCCGGAAGGCTAAGATGTGGGAGTGGGTCCTCATCGTCTTCACAGCAATGCCACCGCACGTAGCGCCTGCGGTGTCATACGTCCCTGTACCGTCTGAAGTTCACTGCCAAGAGACCATAGACCATGTGGCGCCTAAGTTTAAGGCGGTAGAAGGGCTGGTTTACCGCTTCGAGTGTCGAAGGGTCAAAATACTGCCCAAGGGCGAAGAAGAAAGTGGTACAGTCAATGAATGAAGTGGTGGCTCATAGTTTATGCGTTTACGGTGGATGGAGTAACAGCCTTCGACCTCGAATACGATTCGCGAGCTGAATGCACCGCTGCATTGGTACGAACTTATGCGATAAATAGAGAAAGAACCGAACCTCGTAAGTTGGTAGCGGAGTGTAACCGTTTTCCGTTACCAGTTCGTCAGCTTGAGGAACCGGAGATAGAGATATGAGATGTTGCGCGATTATTTTAGTGTTGGGGCTTTCCGCCTGCGCAATCACTCTCACGGACGAGGAAAAAGGCGCGTGTGTATCGGCAGAGGAAGGAGTAGCCGCTTGTGAAGCAAACCTTATCGAAAGCAAAAAGGAAGACATGCGGTACCGTATTGAGGACCGTAATACGCAATTTCGTGATGAATATTACAGGTTCTTCGCACAGTGCAAAGCAGGTAACGGTACCATCTACATCAAACGTACCTTCCCCCGCGCAAACTGCAGAGGTACCTGCCCACCCGAATGGGGCGATTCCTACTGGTGCCAGTGATATGGCCGACGAGGGCGAGAAGTCTCCTCCCGCACCGCCACGATCCTTAACAATAGCCGAGTCGAGCATGGATGGTCGGGCGGTGATGTACGTACAGACTGTTTTCTGGGTTGCATCGTATGTCAGACAGCGGGCCAAGAAAGGCGACGTAACGCAGGAACAACTAATCGAACAATTCGGGGTGAACGTAAGAAGCGCGATAGACCCCGAGTGGAGACCACAAGGATAATGTTTACAATAAGATTCGTCCGTACTGACAGGGACTATAAGTCGTACTCAGTCGTCAGCTACGAGGTTAGCCGAGGAACAAACGGCGGCGCGTGTGTCGAGATGTCACGTAAGCTAAACGGTCAGGATTCGTTCGGCGAGTACGTGGGTGAAGGCGAGACTTACGAAATTGCGTACATAACTAATTTGGACGGCAAGACGATTGATGTCGTTCGACAGGCAAAGGAAACAGATGAATCGCAGGGTTAAAGCAATACTTAGCACACTTCCATATCGCGAGATGTTGGAGTTAAGCAAGGACGTTAACGAGGGGTTGCGAGCGTATGGCGACCCCGATACTACCGCCGTTGCGGACGTTCTATCTAATCTGGCCGACCAAGAAGATACCCAGATGGCGACTAACGAGCAGGCCGCATTGCACGCGATGTTTACGCGCAAGAAACAGGTCACTGTCCAGCCGTATGACGGCGGCTTCAAAATTGAAATTCCTGCTCAGGGCATCTCTATCTATACCGACGACGTGCGAGACGGGATTTCGCAAGCACTTGACCATTTAGTTGCTTTGAGAGCGTTAAGCGATGCCAATTAAAAAAGTAGAAGGTGGTTACAAGATCGACAACGTACCGGGCGTATCGAAAACGCTCGAAGCCGCCAAGCGTCGTTTACGGGCGATAAAAGTCAATCAGGCGAAGAAAGGTAAGCCGAGGGGGTTCTATGCCTAGAAAATCAATGGATGGAGTTCGCATTCACTTAATCTTGACGAAACCGCAGTACACCAAGATGCAAAAACTGTCGGAGAGAACCGGGCTACCGATGAGCGAGCTAATGCGCCGCGCAGTCGATACTTACCTCGGCTCGAAGAAACAATGAAACAGCGGGCGATCATCATGGTGCCGACTCTTATCGAGTTCGAGAATCCCGGCAGTATAAAACAGGTCAAGAATCACGCCTTGACCCTATGCAGTAAACACCAGTCGATCATAGTCGATAAGGTTGAGTACGCCCCGAAACTACTCCTCATATCTCCGCTTGGCGATATACCCGATCAACCGCTCGTATTTGACCCACCCCCGATGGCGGCATGACAGACGAATACTGGATCGTGCGAGATGACTGCGGGATCAAAACCTTCCCTCGCGCCGGTTCCACAACCATCCTGCATACATATGGTTACGGGCAGTCTTATGAGCGCTGGCTGAAAGCCCCGAGGCAATTTATTGTCGTACGGAATCCATGGGAGAGGCTTCTTTCCGCCTATAACCTGTTCAGCGGTAAAAGTATCGAGCAAAAATTCAAAGTAACGTCGGTAGATGACTGCATCGACTATATACTCTCTCGGGATCAAGAGAAATGCGATATTCATTTTCGTTCGCAGTGGGCACAGCTGGGAGGGTACGGACCTAGCCCAGATATACTTTACGACATGAAATATTTTCTAGCGAACCCGCCACTGAAGGTTTCGCATTACAAACGGTTTTTGTGGGAGAACCGAACTGGTCGCCGGGCGGATGAAATATTTACCATCTCAAAATACGAGGAGTGGAAGAAATTATACTCCAACGATTTTGTCATGTGGGACCGAGCAAAAAAAGCCCCCAAAGAGGGGGCCAATAAGCCCGACGGCTCATGAATACCTCTAAGATAGCAGTCATGAAGGGAGTCTACAACCCGGAGGCGTTGGCCGAACAAATATGCGCTCATGTTGCCGGAACTGGAAACGCAGGTTCTTATTTACGTGGTAGCCTACAATTCTTGGAGCGGTTCCCACCGAATCCTTTCATAGTGCCCCTGCTTAGGAAAGCATTGCATGAGCAACACTGACCCGAATCCAAACGAACTGAATTTTGTCACTCCGCCAACGGTGGGGAAGTTCATGCTGGACGACTCTTTTGTACGGCTGATCATGGGACCTGTTGGTTCCGGAAAGTCGGCGGGTTGCTTCATGGAACTTTTACGTCGAGGGAGGTTACAAGAACCCAATGCACGAGGAATTAGACAGACACGATTTGCGATTGTGCGCAACACTCTGCAGCAGTTGCGGCAGACTTGTCTTGCTGACATCCAGCTTTGGCTCGCGCCAATCGCTCATTACCGCGTCACGGACGCTACGATTCAAGTACGTTTCCCATTGCCCGATGGAACGAAGGTGGAGAGTGATTGGATGCTTATTCCGCTGGATACTAAGCAAGATCAACAGCGACTACTCAGCCTTAACCTTACCGGTGCATGGATCAGTGAGTTTCGAGAGATTGACATTGGACTTATCGACGCAATCTCTGGCCGTCTTGGGCGCTTTCCCTCTAAGGCAATCGCCAAGCCAACTTGGTTCGGTATTGTTGCTGAGTCAAACCCGCCTGACGAGGACTCCGAGTGGTATACGAAACTGGAGATCGAGCGGCCACCGAATTGGGCGTTCTACAAACAGCCGGGAGGCATGACCCCGGAGGCAGAGAACGTAGAGAACCTACCGGACAATTACTACCCGAACCTCGAAGCTAATAACAACTCCGACTGGTCGGATATTCACGTCCATGCAAAATACGGAAAATCGTTGGGCGGGCAGGCAGTATTCCGAGCATCGTTCAATCCGGGCTTCCATATCGTCGAAGCTGACGACTTATGTTTTGTCGAGTCTATGCCCATAATGGTCGGGCAGGACTTTGGTAGAACGCCTGCGTCTTTGCTCGGGCAGATCGACAACCGAGGGCGACTCGTCATCCATGACGAATTAACATCAGTAGATATGGGCATCGAGCAATTCGCTACGACCCTACTTCGACCGATGCTCATGACAGAGAAGTACATGGGTAAGAAAATATTTATGGTCGCCGATCCAAAAGGCCGTGACAAATCACAAACCAACGAGGACTCGCCATTCGACGTGCTGAAGCGATTGGGATTTGACGTTTACGCTGCACCAACGAATAACATCGACCCGAGACTCCGGGCAGTTGAGCAGATGCTACTGCATCAGGTAGACGGCGGCCCCCAACTTATGATCAGCAATGCGTGCGTAACGACGACGCAGGCTATGAAATACTGGTACCGATACAGGCGGAAGCAAACCGGCGTACTAGAGGACAAGCCTGAGAAGACTCACCCATGGTCCGACTTAGCCGATTGTCTCCAGTACATGGCAATGTCCACGAATGCGAATTATCTTGGGAAGGTGATGGCTTCGATGAATCCGCCAATGCCGAGACCAGCTCCACCGAAGGGCGCATGGACTTAATCTTCGGATTCCGCGTTGATTATCGTGATAGGCTCAGCAGCCCGTCCATCCCCAGTATTGATGTGAATAGAGACGTTGAACCCCTGCCCGGCCATTCCTGCAGCTTCCCCTTTACCATCTTTACGGGCGAGAACGGTCAGCTGTTTGATACTGTCAATCTTACTCTGCGTGCTTCCTTCCGTATTGTGAATGACGCTATGAAGTACGGGCAATGAATCTTCCAAAAGAATTTCGGCCTTCATCATGATTCGCTTTCCAGCGTTCATGTCCCCCGACAGCTTTTGGAGAGCGTCCTTGAGCATGTTTCGGAAGGCGGGGGCCACTTTGAGCTTATCCCACTGCGCATCGCTCAGATCGTATTTGCCCTTGATCCCCTCTACGTCAGAGAGGCCAGCGGCCAGTTCTGCGCAGATAGTGGCGCTAAGGTGGCTAAGCCCGAGCTGGTCGTCTTGTACGGCTAATTCGTTCATATGGCCTACTAGGTTGACAATGCCTACATCATACACGCAGAATACCCACTATGGCTAATGGCACTCCTCAAGCGATCCCTGTCAAACCTGATACTGGCAGGGGATTGCTCCGCATTGTTTCCAACGATATGCTGGTACAGCAGGAAAATGATGCTGCCGCCCTGCGGCAAAAAGAGAAAGAGGATGAGCAAGTCCACGACCAACTCGCCGGGCATATCCGGGCCAGAATGACGGACATGCGCAACTTCAGAAACGCGGAGGGGATCAGTGAGAGACTATTAAATGCGCTGCGCACATACAAAGGTATGTACGACGGCACTAAGCTAAACGAGATTAAACAGTTTGGAGGCAGTGAGGTCTTTGCCAGAGTGACACCTACCAAGTGTCGCGCCGCCACCGCACTCCTTCGAGACGTATATTTGGGCAGCGAACGCCCATGGGATGTTGACCCCACCCCTGAACCGGAAACGCCTGTAGACATCGATGCCCAGATTCAACAGCTGGTAAACATCGAGGTCCAGACGAATATGCAGAATGGCGTTCCGGTTGACCAGCAAATGATCGCTGACCGCGTAGACGGTCTCCGAAAAGGCGCCGAGCAAGCCGCCAAGAAAGTCGCCTACGTCGAAGCCGAGAAAGCAGGCAACAAGCTCGACGACATCCTCACCGAAGGTAATTTCTACGAAGCGTTTGCTGAGTTCCTGATCGACCTGCCTATTTTCCCGTACGCCGTCATCAAGGGTCCAGAAGTTCGCCGGGTCCAGCAGACCAAATGGGTGAACGGACAACCAGTCAAGCAGTCCATCCCGAAGATGTTCTGGAAGCGCGTTTCGCCGTTCGACCTATACTGGTCGCCCGGAGCCGCGACCGTCGGGCAGGCTGAGTTTGTAGAACGCATCAAAATTACCCGCGCCGAGCTGTCGAGTGTCAAGGGTCTTCCCGGCTATAACGACGAGGCTATCGACTCTGTACTGGAAATGTCCTACGTTGATGGCCTGCATGAATGGTGGGACACGATTGACACGTCCCGAGCCGAACTTGAGGATCGTGAGAGATGGGCGAGAACCGCTACCTCCCTTATCGATACTGCAGAATTTACAGGGCACGTGTCTGGAAAGCTGCTCCGACAGTGGGGCAAGTCCGAAGAAGAAATTCCTGACGAGCATGTTGAGTATTTTGTAACAGCGTGGCTGATCGATCGCTTCGTTATTAAGGTGCAGATCAACCCCTCCACCGAAGACCGCGCCCCATACTTCGTCACTGCCTTCGAGCAAATTCCCGGCGCTCTGCTGGGTTACGGCTTGCCAGACCTGCTGGAAGATGTCCAGACGATCTGCAACGCCTCTGCTCGTGCGCTGGTCAACAATGCTTCTATCGCATCCGGCCCGCAGGTCGTGATCAATGACGCGGTGCTTCAGCCTGCCGAGACCGATGACCTGTTCCCATGGAAGCGCTGGCACGTGAATTACGATCCAGCCCTTGTCTCCTCTGGCACGAAGCCGATTGAGTTCTTCCAGCCGCAGATGAATGCAGCCGAGCTTGTGGGTATCTACGAGAAATGGTCAGCGATGGGCGACGAGATCAGTGCGATCCCCAAATACATGACCGGCAGCGAGAAGGTCGGCGGCGCTGGCCGCACGGCATCAGGCTTGGCAATGCTGATGGGCAATGCTTCCAAGACCCTACAGAATGTCGCCGCATCTATTGACCGCGACGTGATCGGACCCATGCTGCACCAGCTGTACGATATGATCATGCTCACCGAACCGGGAATGTTCCGGGGTGACGAGCTGATTGTCGTTAAAGGTGTGAATCACGCTGTGAAACGTGAGCAGGATCGCATGAGACAGCTCGAATTCCTGCAGCTTACAGCTAACCCAATCGATATGCAGATTCTCGGTATTCCGGGTCGTGCAAATGTTCTCCGAAGCGTGGCTGATAATCTTGGCCTCGAACACGAGAAGACGATCCCAGACGACGATGTTATTCAACAGAACCTTGCACAGCAGGCGGCGGCAGCTCAGGCGCAGGCTGGGGTTCCAGCAGACCAAGGGGGTGATCCTAGCCAAACGCCCGGCCCAAAGGATGAGCGAGCGGGACCTGAAGCTGCACGTGAGGAAATTGAGCAAGATTTCACTGGGGTGAATGGTCGCCCCGGTATGAGAGCTGGAGGATAAGGCTTGGTCTGCAGACATATATAGGGTAGTATCGCCCTGTAAGCCTCTCCCATATGTATCAGGAGTTTTGAAATGAGTAAGAATACTGGCGAACACAAGTCCTACGGACACAACAGCGCCAAGTTCCTTGGTAACACCAAGGGCAATGCCGATCTGGAAACGGATCGTAGCTACGCCAACAAACTCGGCGGTAGCGGCGAAGCCCACAAGCCGAAAGGCGCAGACAAGTTCTGTGGTCCGACCAAGGGCAACAGCGACCTACCGACCAACCGCAGCGAAGGTGTGTCAAGCGGTGCAGGCGGCGGTCCGCACAAGGCCGGTGGAGCAAATGCAGGACGCAAGGATTCGTACTAATGGCTAACGTACCCAACAGGGCAAAGCCAGCGAAGTGCGTGAATAAGTTCCGTGTGACGGGCGTTGACGGTTTCAAGGATGTCTCCGTCGGCCCGGCAGATTACGACGCCCGGATGAGGGGCGATTTCTCGAAAACTGGCAAGGCGGTAGCGGCAGCGGGTAATCAATCGCTGGACGACCAAAAGGCCAGAGCTGAGCGATACGGCTTCGACGTTGATTCGAGCGAAGTTGTGGGTCTCGGCTTGTTTTGAAGCTAACAAATAAAGCATCCCAAGCATTTGCGAATCTCCGGGGAAGCTCGGATTTCGCGGTTATTCTCGAATGGATTAAGGATCATCGAACCCAATACCGTGATGAGTGTTGCACACTTCCACCTGATAAAGTCCAACGATCTCAGGGCAAAGCGGAAGTTGTAGACGAATTCATTAAGGCAGTGGGCGAGGCTCCGGCCACATTGGAGAAATTCAAGTCACAGCAATGAGGAATACGCCATGAGTGCGCTCCCTAAGTCAGTACAGAAACAAGTCGATGCAGCAAACGCAATAATCGAAGACATAAACAAGCCGCCTGAGGGCGAAGGTGCGGAGATTACGCCGCCAGTCTCCGCAGAAGGTGCGGAGATTACGCCGCCGGTAGAACCCGCCGCCGAACCCGCCACCCCACCGGTAGAACCGATAGCATCACCGGCAGAACCGGTAGCTCCGGTAGCTCCCGTAGCCGCCGA